AGGAGAACAACCACTTTGTTCTATGGCTAAAACACCAGCATGGCAGCGCAAAGAAGGCAAATCGGAGAAAGGCGGCTTGAACGCCAAGGGGCGAGCCTCCTACAACAAAGCCAATCCTGGCAAGCCGGGGCTCAAGCCCCCGCAGCCAGAGAGAGGCGCACGCCGCGACTCTTTCTGTGCCCGGATGAAAGGCATGAAAGCCAAGCTGACCGGCGAGAAGGCCAAGAAAGACCCGAACAGTCGTATCAACAAGAGCCTGCGGGCTTGGAATTGCTGACATGAGCGAGAACACAGATACCGTCAAAAACGTGCTGGATGTGGTGGCAATCTTCAGCACGGTTGGCGCTTTTTTGAACATGCTCACGCCGCTGTTTGGCTTGATCGGCGCAATCGTTGGTGCCATGCGTATTTACGAGATGGCCACCGGGAAAGACTTTTACACACTTTTCCGCAGAAAGAAAGCTGACGATGCCAAGCAAGAGTAAGGCACAACACAACTTGATGGCGATGGTGGCCAACAACCCCGCCGCCGCCAAGCGCGTAGGAATCCCCCAGTCTGTCGGCAAAGAATTTATGAAGGCAGACAAGGGTAAGCGGTTTGGGTCTGGTAGCCGTGCGGATTTGCAGAGGATTAACAAGCTCAAAACGGATCAAGGTAAGCAAGAGTTTTTTTCGAAAGGTGGTGACACTATGGCTTCCAAAATGAACGCAGGTTTTATGGCAATGATGGCCAAGAAAAAAGGCGCTCCCGCCAAGAAAATGGCCAACGGCGGCATTACTACTGCCAAGATGGGCGCTGTCAAGACTGCCGCTCCCAGCCGTGATGGTTTGGCTGCAAAAGGCAAGACCAAAGGCACTCAGGTCAAGATGTCCGGCTCCAAGCCTCTGGGCATGAAAAAGGGCGGCTACGCCTGCTAATAGGAGTCCATCATGGGCGTCAAGATTGGCGATTTGTCCCCACTGGCTGGGATGGTAACCGGCAAAGGGGCTATGGGTAAGCTCATATCCCAGGGCTTTGGCGGTGTCATACCCGCTGCAATTGCGCGCGATGCAATCCGAAAACGTGAGTTAGAGGCTGCTGCTAAAGCCGCATCCGTTGGCAATGTTGGCAGTGTTGGCACCCCCGGCGCTGTTGCTAAACCTATGAAGAGTGGCGGTATGACCGCTTCCAAACGCGCTGACGGCTGTGCTCAACGCGGCAAAACCAAGTGCAAGATGTACTGAGGTAACACCATGTCGGACAAACCCAAAAAGCCCAAGCAGACTCTGACCGCTTCTGAACAGCAAATGATTCAGGAGGAGAAGGATAAGCAGATGGCCCCCAAGCTGGAGAGCGCGTACAACAAGTCGCTAACCAGCACTGCACCGCCTCCTGCCCCCGCCCCTGAAAAGAAAGCCAAGGGTGGCGTAACCCGTGCCGACGGCTGCGTCACCAAAGGCCATACTCGGGGCACGATGGTCAGGATGGCAGGTGCTTGATCATGATGGCCAGCCGTGGTATGGGGGCCATTAACCCCAGCAAGATGCCTGGGCCGAAACGCAAGGCCCGTAGGGACGATACTGACTTTGATCAGTACGCGGCTGGGGGTCAGACCAAATCCAAGGTCAATCAGGCTGGTGTCTACACCAAACCGGGCATGCGCAAGTCGCTGTTTGAGTCGATCAAGTCCCGTGCGGTTCAGGGTACGGGCGCAGGCCAATGGTCGGCCCGTAAAAGCCAGTTGTTGGCCAAACAGTACAAAGCAAAGGGTGGCGGGTACAAGGACTGAGATGAAAGCAGTTTTATCAAACGGAGAAATCCGCGAAATTCGTATTTCTAGCCCCACAATGGGGTTGTGCGTTGACTCGCTGGTGCTTAAATCGTCAGACTTGCATAAACTGCTAGAAATGAACGATGGGCAACTCCGGGAGTGGTTATCTGTTTTGACAACAAGGTTTGGCCCAGAAAAATGAAAGCCCCGCAGCAGTCTCTCAAGGATTGGACCGCGCAAAAGTGGAGGACAAAAAGTGGCAAACGCTCTTCTGACACGGGTGAACGGTATCTTCCAGAGTCTGCGATCAAAGCTCTCAGCCCTGCTGAGTATGCTGCGACAACTCGTGCAAAACGTGCTGGCAAAAAAGCCGGGAAGCAATTCGTGAAACAGCCGCCCAAGGTGGCGGCAAAGACGGCGAGGTATAGGTAATGGCCACCACATCCGGCGCAAGCAGTTTTAACCTTGACCTGACTGAACTGGTCGAGGAAGCGTTTGAACGTGCCGGTTCAGAGTTGCGCACGGGCTACGATCTCAAGACCGCCCGTCGTTCGCTCAACATCATGTTCGCCGACTGGGCCAACCGGGGCATCAACCTCTGGACTATTGAACAGGGCACGATTGACCTTGTGCAGGGCCAGAACACCTACGCTCTGCCGACCGACACGATTGATCTTCTGGAGCATGTGATCCGCACCGGGGCCAATGTGGCTGCGACTCAGGCAGACCTGACCATCACCCGGATCAGCGTCTCCACATACGCCACCCTGCCAAACAAGCTCCAGCAGGCTCGACCGATTCAAGTCTGGGTTCAGCGGTACAACGGCCAGCAGAGTCCGACCGGCTTGTCCATCAGTCAAGTGGGCGGCATCAGCGCCACCGTCACCCAGATCACCCTCAACTCCGTGGTGGGCCTGCCTGCCACCGGGTTCATCAAGATTGACTCTGAGATCATCAATTATGGGTACATCTCAGGGAATACCCTATACAACTGCTTCCGGGGTCAGGCTGACACCACAGCGGCGTCCCACACCAACGGATCAACGGTCTACTGGCAGCAGCTTCCAGCGATTACTGTCTGGCCGACACCGGACAACGCCCAGCAGTATCAGTTTGTGTACTGGCGTCTGCGCCGTACGCAGGATGCCGGTGGCGGTGTGAACATCATGGATGTGCCGTTCAGGTTCATCCCCTGCATGGCGGCGGGTCTGTCCTATTACATCGCCGGGAAGATTCCCGGGGGGATGGAGCGTCTGGCCGTCCTGAAGGCTCAGTACGACGAAGCGTGGCAGTTGGCCGCTGATGAGGATCGTGAGAAGGCGGCAATCCGGTTTGTGCCGCGCCAGCAGTTCATCGGGAGCACTTACTGATGGGCAATAGGTTTGCCAGTGGTAAGTATGCGATTGCCCAGTGTGATCGCTGTGATCAGCGTTTCAAGCTCAAAATGCTCAAGCGCGAGGTCATCAAGACCAAGAACTATGAGTTGTTGGTATGTCCGGAGTGCTGGGACCCAGATCAGCCGCAGTTGCAGTTGGGCATGTACCCGGTGGATGACCCGCAGGGTTTGAGGAATCCCCGCCCTGACCGCAGCTACAGGCTTTCAGGCACCAGTGGATTGCAGATTGGAACGGGTTCTGGGCCGCTGGGTACTGGATCGGTAGAGGCTGGCAGTCGCATATTCCAGTGGGGCTGGAACCCCGTTGGAGGTTCTTCGTTTTTTACCGCCACTGAAACGCCAAATAACTTGGTTCTGACAGTGAATTTGGGCACAATTACGGTTGCAACGACATAAGGAGTCGATCATGATGGACGCAAAGAAGGCTGTGCATAAACACGAGAAAGCTATGCACCCCGGTAAACCCCTGACCAAGATGAAGGCTGGTGGCAAGACCAACGCCGACATGCTCAAGTACGGGCGTAACATGGCCAAGGTCATGAACCAGCGTAGCCCTGGCCGCAAAGGAGGCTGATATGGCGACCTACAAGACCCCCAAGTACACAGCCATGCAACCGGCAGGTGTCTCCAACAACAAAGAGCACCTGAAAAACGTGAATCAGTCTATTGCCAACAATCACAGCAATGACTACCCCGGTGTTAAAACCAGCGGCATCAAGATTCGCGGCACTGGCTGTGCAACTAAAGGCGTGATGGCAAGGGGTCCGATGGCATGAACTACGCTGCCCTGTCTGCTGCAATTCAGGACTACACCCAGAACTACGAAACGGAGTTCGTGGCGAATATCCCTGTCTTCATTCAACAGGCAGAGCAGCGCATTTATAACTCGGTTCAGTTTCCGTCTTTACGCAAAAACGTCACGGGCTCGGTGTCTGCCAGCAACAAGTACTTGTCGTGCCCCAACGATTTCCTGTCGGTCTATTCGCTGGCGGTTATCACGGGCGTGACGGGCGGCAACCTCAACACGGGGTCGTACGAGTACCTGCTCAACAAGGATGTGAACTTCATCCGGCAGGCATACCCGTCGCCAAACGACACCGGGACGCCAAAGTACTATGCGCTGTTTGGGCCGACAGTTTCAGGCGCAGTCATCTCTGACGAGTTGAGCTTTATCCTCGGGCCGACACCTGATGCGGCCTATGATGTCGAGTTGCATTACTACTATTACCCTGAGTCGATCACGGTTGCCGCTGATGGCCAGACTTGGCTGGGTGATAACTTTGACACGGTGTTGTTGTACGGCTCTCTTGTAGAGGCAGCCATTTTCATGAAGAGCGAAGCGGACATGATGGGCTACTATGAAACCAAGTACAAAGAGGCATTGGCGCTTGCTTCCAGGCTTGGCGATGGCCTTGAGAGATCGGACGCATATCGTAGTGGCCAGTATCGTCAGGCACCGTTACCACAGAACAACGGGGTCAAATGATGGAAGCAACCCGTAAAGCAGCGATTGCAAAAGGGGACGCCCAGTACTTCACTGGGAAGGCATGCCAGCACGGGCATGTTGCTCCTCGTCGCGCTACTAACGGGGAATGCCTTGTGTGTCGTGCAGAGCGGTTGAAGGCATGGCGGATAGAGAACCCCACCAAAGTGCAGCAGCACAACAAGACGCAGTACAGCCGTTTTGCGGAAAAGATCAAGGCCGCTTCCAGAAAATATCACGCGGAAAATGTTGATGTTGTGAACGCAAAGAAGCGGGCGTATCAAAAAACACACCTGCATATTTACGCCAAGATAAAAGCCAAGCGGCACGCTGCTGAGTTGAAGCGCACCCCCGCGTGGCTCACAGAAGACGACCACTGGTTGATGGAACAAGCCTATGAGTTGGCCGCGCTAAGAACTAAGTTGTTTGGCATTTCGTTTCAGGTGGATCATGTGCTGCCCCTACAGGGTAAACTTGTGTCGGGGTTACATGTGCCTCTAAATCTGCAAGTGATTCCTGCCAAAATGAACCGCGCCAAATCCAACAGTTTCGAGGTGATCTGAGTGGCTTTCACGGGCAACTACTCCTGCAACACGCTGCGGTCGGGGCTTGCCAACGGCACGATCAACTTCGCCTCAGACACGTTCTATCTGGCGCTGTACACCAACTCAGCCACGCTGGACCAGACCACCACGGCGTACACAGCGATTGGTGAAGCCTCTGGCGGTGATTATGTTGCCGGGGGTTTGGTTGTGACCGCCACCATCGCAAGCCAGGACACAGCCAGCGGCAGCATCACGTACGTCAACTTCTCCTCTCCAGGGTGGACGGGGGCGATTACAGCGCGTGGTGCATTGATCTACACGCCGGGTGACAACGGCGCTGTGTGCGTGTTGGACTTTGGGTCTGACAAAACCTCAACCACTACTTTCACCGTGCAGATGCCCGCCAACACGAGCACCTCTGCCCTAATCAGACTTGTTTAAGGAGTCATCATGCAGAAAGAACTTTCCAACTTCGGTGACCACGCTGAAGTGATCATGCAGTCGAATGTGGCTGGCGCGGAGTCTGTTGGTATTGAGGGCCACTACCACGTAGTCTGCCGTGATGCCGATGGCAACATCAAGTGGGAAGATGAGTTCCCCAATCTGGTCAACGCCGTTGGCAAAGAACTCATGCTCGACACCCTGCTGTCTGGCACTTCTTACACCACCGTGGGGCCGTTCCTTGGTTTGATCTCTGGCGCCAGCCCGACTTTTGCTGCTGGCGATACGATGGCCTCGCATGGTGGCTGGACTGAGTTCACCAACTACACGGTGGGTGGCTCTGCGGTGCGGGGTACGGCATCATTCT